ATCGGGATTGTAATATGTAATAATTACATTTTCTCGCCATACCTTTTTATTAGATTTTTTATTCATAATGTTTAATTTTTTGATTTGACAACACAAAGTTAACATTAATTTTTGCAATGACAACCGTGAAAGAATGGAGGCAGCCCGGAGAGACGGCATATTTTTAAAACACAATTATTTTTTTTGAACTATGTACAGGGAAATTGATAATACTTTGACAATTACGGTAAATGACTGGTGTAATGCCGGTTTAAGCTATGCACAGTTTAACCATGATAGTAAAAACGGTTTTCTATCAATTTATCGCCGAGGTTATAATGGAGATACTTTAATTGACGTACGTAGCATTAAAAGACCTGAGAGATTGAACGTCTTAGAACGCACTTTTGGAAAAATAGAATCTGAAAAGACGCGTACTTCAAATTTTACAGTTGAAATTGACCATAAAGCCCGCACATTCTTTCTAGGACAGACAAAACCTGATGGAACTCCTATTGAACCAAACCGAATAGAAGAATACGTAAACAGAGCTTCCATATTCAACGCACTTAAAAAAGGTCTTGAAACGCAAATTGCACAACGAGCTAAAAGCGGCAACCGGTTAAAAATGGGTGAATTCTGGAACGATGCTAAAGATTGGTACCTTGAACAGGTTGAGAAATACCCATGTACTGCAATAGGTAACGCACGTAGCCTTGAAAGAGCATTTAAATCGTATTTAAAAGGAGGTTACAATGAACTTATGCATAAGAATATTGGAAATGATGCTGCTCGTGTAGTATCTGTTTCAGCTGAAAAATTAATCCTTGCATTGTGGAGAACAAATGATAAACCTTTTGTAAAACGAGTACATGATCTTTACCTGGAGTTTTTATCAGGAAGAAAAGAACTTTTTGATAAAAGTACCGGTGAGATATTCCGTCCTCAGGATTTTATGCATAAAGGAAGATCAATGGAGGTTAGTCAGGCCACTATTTGGAATTACCTGAAGGATGTCGTTAACAATACGGCTACGTATGCAGACCGTAATGGAAATTTTGCTTTTGCTGATAAGGTAATGGCAAAGAAACACCGGAAGCCGGGAAGATTCTCCTTGAGTAAAATATCTATGGATGACGTTGCTATGAGTCGCAAATCAAACAGAGGTTGGATTTATAAATACATTGCCGTGGATGTAGTATCAGGTTATTATTTCCGTCCGACATACATAGTTGGCAAGCCAAACGCAGGAACTGTAATTGAAACATTCAGAAATATGTTTTGTGAACTTGACATGATGGGTTTGCCAATGCCGGGCGAACTGGAAGTAGAATGGCACTTGATGAAAGAAATGAGAAGCTGGCTTGAAGAGATGTTTCCATTCGTACGATTTTGCGAAACAGCTACAGAAAAACGCGTAGAGCATACCAACAAACAATTCAAATATGGAATTTCTAAAAAAGAAGGTCATACCCGGGGACGTTGGTTCTCACCTCATGAAGCTTACCGTTCTGTTCGTAACAGAGTCAGCGGAGATATGATTGAACCAGTTTACCAACCTCAAACTATCGTTCATGATGATTTATCCGACATTGAAAAGTATAACAATGAACTTCACCCATTACAAAAAACTTATCCAGGAATGACCCGTAAACAGGTACTTCTATCACAAGTAAATCCTGTTTTGCAACCTATCGAACACTGGCACCTATACAAGTTTATCGGAAACGAAACTAAAACTTCAATTTATCACAATGATTACTGTCCGGTATCGAACTGCGAATTTGAACTCAAGGACTTCAAAAATCTGAAAAGACTAAAATCGAATGATCGCAGCGTAACAGCCTACTGGCTTCCTGACATGGAGGGAACGATTAACGAGGTTTACCTATGGCAAGGTGATACATTTATTGGACAGGCAGAAAACAGAGCACAATACGCCTACAATGAATGTGCCATTGAACGTACCGAGGTAGATGAAGCCAATATGCTTCACCAAAATAAACGAGTCGCTCATCAATACAAGTTTATCAAAGATGAAAAAGCTGAAATTCCTAAGGTTGGAAATTTTACCACTACACCGGCTGCAGTTTACGAAAAGGTTGAAATAATGGAAAATGTACAACCTAAGGGATATGATATTGATGAGGAAGATGAAGAATCGGTTGTTGATTGGGGAAAATTTGCTAAGAACTCATTATAATAAATTAAACGAATTTTAAAACACACCATATTATGATTACAGAAGAATTAAAAAAACGGATCGTAGCAAGTTTGGCAGAAAGCCGCCAGTTGTTTGATGGATCGGATGCAAAGTTTGCCATTTCATTGGGAATTAATAACGCTCAATACAGCAGGATTAAGAACGGTGATACTACTAAGGTATTAGCTGATGCAGTTTGGATATCACTGGCACGCCGTCAGGGAATATCAGTAAATAATGCACCTGCATGGAAGATCGCAAATACACCGGTATTTCAGTTTATCACAGCACAGTTGGAAATTTGCCAGAATGATGGTATCAGCTCCCTTTTATGTGATCTGAGTGATATCGGAAAAACAGTAGCAGCTGTTCACTTTGCTAAAACTCACAAGAATGCGGTTTATTGCGATTGTTCACAGGTTAAGAGCAAACAAAAGATGATCCGCTATATTGCTAAGGAATTCGGGGTTGGGAACAGCGGTAAATACGCTGATGTGTACGAAGATTTGGTGTTTTATCTGAAAACACTTCCCAATCCCCTTATTATACTTGATGAAGCGGGTGATCTTCAGTACGACGCTTTCCTTGAAATAAAAGCATTATGGAATGCTACCGAACATACCTGCGGTTACTATATGTTAGGAGCCGAGAGTTTACAGGAGAAGATGAGACGTGCCATAGATCACAAAAAGGTAGGTTATACTGAACTATTCAGTCGTTTTGGTAAGAAATACGGTAAAGTGATACCAATTGGAAAAGAGGAAAGCGAAAAACTTTTGAATCAAACTGCTGCCCAGATTATTAAAGCAAACGCAGCGGAAGGAACTGATGTAAATAAACTTTTACGGCAAACTATGGGTGAAGATGATCGTCCGAGTCTCCGCCGTATCTATACTAAAATAACAACTGCAGAGTGATATGCAGAGAGCTTACAGCGTATCGAACGTACAAGAGGCAAAGTTCCAAACGTTGAATTTTACGGGGGAATGGAAAGAAGCAGTTGGCTCACCTGAATTAACCGGAACGTGGTTTATTTACGGACCGCCAAAAAACGGAAAAACAAGTTTCGCCATGAAGTTGGTGAAATACCTGACAAACTTTAAACGATCAGCTTACAATTCTGTAGAGGAAGGTTTGAGTCTTACCATTCAAATGGCTATGGATCGCGTGAACATGATTGATGTGGGTAGTAAGTTGATCTTATTGGAGAAAGAAGAAATTGAGCCACTAATTGAACGACTACAACGACATAAATCACCTGATGTGATTGTGATCGACTCTATTCAGTTTATGGAACTAAAATTCTCTGATTATAAGAGGCTAAAAACAATGTTTCCTCACAAACTATTTATCTACGTCTCACATGTAGAAGGAAAGCAACCTGAAGGATCAACAGCAAAACGTATATGGCGTGATGCAAATGTAGCATTCCGTGTAGAGGGGTTTAAAGCATTTACAACTTCCAGATATGGTGGCGGATCGGAAATAGTAATCAGCGAAGAATTTGCAAAGGCACATTGGGGATTAAAATATTAAAATTTAAATTATATATATCAACACACAACGGATATGAAAGCAATATTAAAAGTAACTGAAATTGACAAGCGGAAGAACGGATTGATCAAGAAGTATCACGTGCTTGTCCGGGATGCAAAAATAAGTGATGAGGACAAAATTGTCCTATTGTCGAATTGGAAGGTAAAAAGTTCAAAGGATATGAATGTCGATCAACTGATTCAGGTATGCGATTATTTAGAACACATGGTTGATCCAGAAAAGGCAGAGTTGGAAAAGTGGCGTGATTGGACAAGGACTTGTGTAAAGTCATACGGTCGTGGACTTGGAGCTAATTACAGCGATGAATATGCTGAAGGTATAATCTGCGTAGCTGCTAAGATTGATAACTTCAATACGATTTCAAAAAAACGGTTGCAAGGCATTTATAACCAATTCAAGAAAAGTAAACAGGATGCTGTTTCTGCAAAGCAACTGATTGTAGAAGATATACAGGCAATGGCCGCATTGAACTAATACTAAAAATATCACAAAATTATGGAACAAGAAAAACCAAGTAAAATTGATGAGTTGACCGAATGGTTAGAAACTCATGAAATTGATGATCCGGATTACGCGGATAAGTTTGCAGAATTAAAAAGATTGGAGGAAGATTATGACTGATCAAATATTTATCTACGTACCGATAATTATCCCCGTCATTTTAATCGGGATTTATTTAGTAGGGAATCATAAAAAGAAAGGCGTATGAACAAGCTTACTTTAATAAATATCCCTGTTGGTGAACGTGGGATGATCAATGGCAAATGTTACGAAGCACAAAAGACCGATATTTTCGGAGCAGCCAATTGCTTTGTTTGTGACCTGCATGTTCCCGGTGAAGGATGTAATAATCGAAATGTAGTTTGTTATTGTCCTCCACGAACTTTTAAGGAGGTAACTCCGGATTATTACGATTACAATGATGATTATGATGAATGGGCAGATACAAAAGTATGGCAGATAGTAGTAATAATTATTCTTTTATGTTTTCCAATGGTAGGATGTTGGATTTGGGAAAAAATATTGACATTAGGAATTTATATAATTAACAAAATAAATAAAATAAGAGAGCATGACACAAACAAATAAAAATCAGTTTTGGACTGATGAGAGTGGTACACAAATACCATATAAAAGAATAACAAAATCAGAGAGACTGATGGAGGTTAATTCTGATAAGTTAGTAAAAAGAGCAAAAATGATTAATGATAAATTAATCGCTTTTAAGAAGGAAATCAGAATTCTATGTGAGGAATGTGAGATCGCATTCCTGGAAGAAAATAAATTGAACCGGGATAATTACAAAGGCAACTATACCTGGTTTAATTTCGACAGATCGGTTAAAGTTGAAAGATCAATCAATGAAGCTTTACAGTACGATGATCAAACTATTATGGCCGCTAAAGAGATCCTGCATGAGTTCTTATCTGATAGCCTTGATTCATCAAAGGATTTCGTAAAAGAAATGATTCTAACAGCCTTTGAGAACAAGAATGGTAAACTGGACCCAAAAAAGATAACACCGCTTACAAGGCACGAAAAAAGGGTAAATGACCCTCGTTTTACAGAAGCTTGTAATCTGATTAAAAAAGCCGAACGCCGTCCTGATTCAAAAACATACTTCCGAGTATGGGTTAAAAATGTAGCCGGGGCTTATGAAAGTATTGAATTGAATTTTTCTAACATTTAATAATAATCAGTTCCGCACACACGGGACATAAAACAAAAACAACATGCATAATTGGTTTGAGACAAAAATCAGGTACGAGAAAACCGCTGAAGAGGGTAAAATCGTAAAAGTAAGTGAAACGTATTTAGTGGATGCCTTGTCATTCACAGAGACAGAGGCAAGGATTATAAAAGAAATGACGCCTTTTATAAGTGGCGAATTCATAGTTGCAACAATTCGTAGAGCAAGAATCAATGAAATATTCTTTGATGAAAATGGTGAAAAATGGTACAAAGCTAAATTGTATTTCATAGCACTTGACGAAGATAAAGGAATTGAAAAGAAAACGGCAACTACTATGCTAGTTCAGGCAAATGATACGAAGGAAGCCAACGAAGGAATAGTAAAAGGCATGAAAGCGTCTATGGATAATTACGAAATTGCTTCAGTTACGGAAACACAAATCTTAGACGTATACTTATTCGATGCCGTCGGTTAAGGAACTTCAAAGGATGGCTATGAAAAAGCAGCCGCCGGAAAATAGGATTGAATATCTGGCGGCTCTTTTTTCACTACTGATTGTTTGTGACAATTACATATTGACAAAGAAAGATAATGGCATTAAACTAATTGTCTATAAAAATATACTGAGTCAGGAATTTAATGTTCCAAACGAATTTGATCTTACACAGCCATTAGGTGATTGGCTTGTATCACTACCAAAAGGAATATGGGAAGAAAAATAACAAACACTTAAAATTTTATGGAAACATTAGAAAATATAAAAATTTCAAGAAGCAATGCCCGAAAGCTATATAGCACTATGCCGGAATTCAAGTCAGCACTTGAAGATACATTTGGAAAAGCATTTTTCTCTAGTTCAATCATTGATCGTATTAAATCTTATGAAGATGCTTGTGCGGAACTGGGAGAAGAACCATTGAACGAAAGCGAAATGATTAAGTCAGGATTTACTCAGGATGAAATTGATTACAGGAAGCTTAAAACAATCACTAAAGCTTACAATGAAGGTTGGGTTGCTGATTATAACAACCCTGATCAAAAGAAATGGTGTCCCTGGTTCAACTTTTCCCGTTCGGGTGTCCGTTTCGACGGTTCGGTTTACTACTATTCGAATGCGGGTGCGGGTCTCGCGGCTCGCCTTTGCTTAAAAAGCGAGGAATTATCGAACGCGGCTGGTAAAGATCACACAGAATTATATGCAAAATTTATAAACTAAGATTATATGAAATTAAGTAAGAAAATAGAAAAAGCCTTTAAAGATGCCTGCAAAAAAATAGGAAGGCCGGAAAGTATTGATTTGTCAGGAATGCCAGAAGATATGAGAGATCAGGCAATGGCTCAGTACATGTTAATGGTAATTACTGAAGCTAAAAACGAAGGTTGGAAAGCAGACTGGACTAACTCAGATCAAAGGAAATGGTTCCCATATTTCTGGTTTTCCCCTTCGGGTGTCCGTTTCGACGATTCGGCTTACTGCGATTCGAGTGCGGATGCGGGTCGCGCGGCTCGCCTTTGCTTCAAAGATGAAGCGACATCGAACGCGGCTGGAACTGAATTAACAGAGCTATACGAAATAGCTCTTAACGGATAATAAATAGTAAGGTTGTTCATTTTTGGGGTTTTCCCCTTCGGGTGTCCGTTTCAACAATTCGAATTACAACAATTCGAATGCGAATGCAGGTCACACGGCTCGCAATTGTTTTTCTAAAAAAATGAAGACCTTGCCACTAGGCAAAAAATAACTAATTCAAAAAAGTGTTAGTATTCGTCAGCTGACGAAGAAAATTCTAATATGAAAGCAAAGGATATGAAAAGAATAAATAATTTATTTGAAAAGATAGTCACAAA